CTACTGTCGGGTGAGCAGGTCGTTCAGCAGCGGCACCGGGGACATCGGGCATAGCGCCGCGCGCTGCTTTAGCGCCGTCTCCCAGCGCGTCTGCAGCGCCGTGACGAGCCGTTCGCGCATCGTCTCCGACACGTGGGAGTAGGTGCCGCCGATGCCGGGCATCGCGTGCCCCATGCGGTCGTGCTTGAGGACGGTGGGGATCCGGTCCTCGTCCATCCAGACTTTCTGGCTGTGCCGCATCCCGTGGGGGGTGATGCTTCGTTTGATCGGCAGCCACACTGCCAGTTCGCGGTCGCGTACATGCCCGGCCTCGACCGCCGCGTTCATCCGCTGCTGGTGGGCTGTGATCTGACGGCCACTCGTGGCACGGCATGGCTTACACGGCCCCGCCCCGCAGGTCGGTACCGGGCACCGCATCGCCAGTGCGTCGGTGAACGGTTCGTCCCATGCGGGCAGCCCGAATCCACGAGGAGGCTGCCACTCGCCCGGTCCCGCATACGGCCACGCCGGGTGCAGCGGTCTGCCCGGCCAGCCTGCCGCCATGTCCACCAGCACTGGGCCGGGGGGCTGTCTGCGGGTGCTGCCGAGCGGGTAGACGCCGTTCACCGCTGGTTGCCAGATGCGGGTGCTGTACCTGTTATGCCGGGGATGCCCGCCCCTGCTCGTGCTGAACAGGAACCGTCCGGTGCAGCTCTCAGTGGAGCAGCGGCAGGGCTCCTGCGGGACACGTTCGATGTGGGCGGCCAGCAGATCCTGCAAGAACGGCGGCAGGTCCAGTGCCCCGAACCACGCCGGGTCGTCGTTGCGGAACGACAGGTACTTGGGCGCGGCAACGGTCATCCGCCCACGCAGTTCCGACAGCTGGCGGTTGATGCACAGCTTGCCGGGCCGGACGTCGTTGACGGTCAGGCCGATCAGCTCGCCCCACCGTAGCCCGCACCACGCGCCTGTCACCCACATCACCAGGTCGTCGTCGCGGCCGGACAGCAGCGCGGCCCGCTCGGCGATCAGCAGCGCCTCCAGCGGGGTCGCCCACTCCCGCGGTCTGGCGACGATGCTCTTGGCGTGGCGGCGCGTGGTCATCCGGCCTCGGCCGCGACGGCGGGCGGCGGCATTGACATCGACAAGACCTGCCTCTTTGGCGTCCCCCAGAATCGTTGATAGCACCGAGCGGGCGTTTTGGACCGTTGAGCGCGCATACCGGCCGCGCAGCTCGTTCTCCCACGCCGCGATCTCCTGGGGGTCGTTCAGCGTGTTGACCGGCCGTTCCCCGAAGGCGAGGAGAATCATGTTGTTCAGGAAGCCTTCGTACCGGGCGATGCTGCGCGGCTCCAGGTCTTGGGCCGGCCACCAGTTGTCGCGGATCCAGTCGCCCAGCAGCACCTCGCCGGCGTTGGGGTCGCGGCCCCCGTTGGCGCTGATGCGCAGGCCGTCCAGTAGGCGCAGCCATTCGTCGTAGGTGATGCCGTCCACGGGCGGGGGCGTCCGCCCGGCGGTCAGCTTCCGCCATTCCGCGATCTGCTCGCGGATCTTGGCTTCCTTGCTGTCGGCGGCCTGCTCGGCGTCGAGGCGCCGGGTGAAGGGGACGCCGTCGGGGGCTTCGGAGACGGTGCCCCATAGAGGGCGGACTCCTGGGGGGTTCTTGTACCTGCCGCGCCAGTAGCGGCCGCGTTTTTCTGCGTAGGCCATCGGGGGTGCCGGGCCCGGACACCGATCGGTGTCCTGGCCCGGTTCTCCTTTCGCTGTCAGGCCCCTTGTTTCCTGGGGCCCTTCCCCTTTTTTGTTCAGCGCAGGCAGATCCTCAGCCGAAGCAGCGGGTCGAGCCGCACTTTCAGGAGGCATTTCTTGCCGGGGGGCGTGGGCTTGGAAGTGGGGGGCTCCTGTGTTTTAGGTGGTTCGGGTTTGTCGGGCTTAGGTGGTTCGGGCCGTCCCGGCTGTGCGCCCGAACCAGGTCCCGCACCAGGTCCCGCGCCAGGGTCGGTGCCAGGTCCCGCCCCGGTGCCGGGTGGTGCCTGGCTCGGCGGGTTGGGCTTCCCCACCGGTGCCGGGCCGGGCGTGCCGGGGCTGCCCGAGGCGGGCGGCGTGGGCGCCGCCGACCCCTCCGGCTCGGTCGGCGCGAACGGCGTCGCCCCGCCTTGCTGGCTCGGCTGGCTGGGCTGGCTGGGCTGGTTGTTCGGGGCGCCGGGGGAGGCGGCCAGGGTGGGGGTGCTGCGCGGTGACTGCTCCTGCGGTGCCGTGGTTGGCACGTTCCCGCCTGCGGCTCGTGGCTCCGCCGGCGGAGTCAACGCCCGGCACATCACCTACGACACCGGCGGCGCCGTCGCCGCGGTGGAGGACACCGGCCTGGACGGGTTCACCCCCTACACCCCGGCAGGTGAGGTCAGCATCTGCTCGCCCGAGCCGGCGCCGTACACCACGCAGGTGTGCCGCTGCGACGACACCGACGGCGACGGGATCGGCGACGCCGACTACGTCGAGGTCGTGGAGATCGACGCCGACGGGGCCATGACCACGGTCGGCACCTACAACGCCGACATGTCCGCCCCGTACGAGCCGGTGAACCCGGTGGAATGCCCGGTGCAGGGCGCCCCACCCGTGCACGGGGTCCGCGCCGGCCGGGTCGAGCTCGCCGATGGCAGCAGTTGGAACGCGGCCGGGGTGCCGCTGCTGCAGTCGGTCACCGCGGCCGCGCACGGAGGCACCGGAACGATCACCACCGCCGACGGCACCACCACCCTGTTCCAGGGCGAATCGGTCACCTGGTCGGTGGTCCGCGACGACGACGCGATGCTGACCGGCCCGCTGACGATCGCGGCCCAGACGGGAACCGTGACCATCTCGTACACGCAAGGAGTACTGCTGTGAGTGGATGCTGCGGGGGGTCGGGCCCGGTCATCGTGAACGGCCCCCAGGAGCCGCGCGTCGACGTGCAGACGGTGCTGCTGTGCGACGTCCTCCCGGACGGCACCGTCGCCGGCACCGCCCTGGTGGAGCCGATATACGACACCAACACCGGGGCCCGTGTCCGCACCCGCACCGTCGATCCGGTGACCGGCGTCGCCTACACCCCGGCCGGTGCCCTGCAGCCGTGCCAGACCGGCGGCTGCACCCCCGCCACGACCACGCAGGTGTTGTGCGACACCGCGGCGGACGGCACCACCACGCCGTTCGTCAGGGACTACCGCCGCGACCGCAACGGCGCGCTCATCGGGTTTACTGACCACACCCTCGGCGGTGCCCCATGCGCCCCCGCCGGCGAGGTCGGCGTGTGCGTCCCGGAGGAGGCGCCGTGCGGGGACACCGAGATCACCCAGCTGTGCGACCTGGTGTACTCGCCGCAGGCGCCGATCCCGCTGCCGCCGGACTCGTTCACGCTCACCGGCGCCGTCCGGGAGATGGGCGGCATGCTGGTGTTCTCCGGCGGTAACCAGCCCGTTGACGGGGCCGCCGAGCGGCCGGTGACCGGGCTCCTTCCGGGTACGAGCTGCGGTACGAGTCCGGGTGTTCTCCAGAGTCCGCATGTCTCATGAGACGCATGCGCCCCTGCGCTGCTGCAGTTTGGCGCCAGAGTGACGGGCTCTTGCATGCGCGTCAGTCCTCGCTGGCTCTGTCGTGGGTGCTGCTGGACTCCGAGCCGGCGAGGAACAGGGAGCTGGCCATCGAGAAGAGCGCGATGGTGATGCCGAAGACCGCGACGCTGATGGGTGCGGCGGCCATGACGGTGGCGCCCAGATTCATGCTGGTCAGGTAGCCGGCGAAGATCACAGCTGTCGCGCTGAACGTTGCTGCCGCGAACGCCGCAATGGTAGCGATTGCAAAGAACATGATCTTGATGAGCACATCTACCCCTGTGGCCGACTGACTGCTTCTGCACTAAATGACTAGAGGTAACACCGCATTCTCGGGTCTGCTGGGGTGCGAGTTTCTTGTGTGTCTGGAGTTTCGCATGTCCCACGAACATGCGAAACGGCCCCCTGTCCGGGACCTGGTTGATACCAGGCGGGCAGGGGGCCGTCCACCGCTGGCCGCGGCGTCCGCTACATCGCGGAGGCCGCAGCAGGTCCTAGCCTCCCCGAGTGCCAGGAACTGCGTTCCAGTGAGCGCCACCGCCCAAAGGAACTAATGTGGCCAGGATGCCCGACCACCGTCGTCACCGGGACATGCAGCAGGAGCGCTAGCTTTAGGACCACGCTCCGACTCCATCCCGAGGACGGTAGGTCGCTCTCCAAAATCATTCTCACCTCAATTCTCTTCCTTTCGTCGACGTTCAGGTGGGTGTGACGCGTTGGCTCGTCGGTCAGCTGCAGGCTCTTGAAGGTTGGGCTAGCCCTCGGTCGCGACAGCGTGTCGTGTTGTGCTGGTCATGGGTTGTCCGAGTAGTCAGGACCCCCGGCCGGGGCCGGCCGCTGGGTGCGGCCGGCCCGGGAGGTGTTCTGCTCGATCTCGCTGTTGGGGGAGTCGGTGAGCCCAAGGACCGTTAGGGTCCTGGCGAGCGCGCCTTCTTCGTCCAGCAGCGTGATCTCGTTCGTGAAGGACTCGGCATCCCTTAGAAGACGCTTTTCGACGTCCACGTCAGTCCTCCTGGTCCTCGAACTGTGCTCGGAGCGTTGCAAGTGCCCTGTCGTGCAACCGGTAGGACGCATCCCGGGAAAGGCCGAGCTGGCGGCCGGCCTCCAGGGTCGTCATCCGGAAGTAGTAGCGGAGGATGAGCATGGCGCGTTCATCTTCCGCGAGATCGACGAGCAGTTTCCGGAGCGCGGTGTCGGAGTTTGTGAACGCCGTGTCGTGCTCCGGTCCGAGCTGAGTTTCCGATTGCGAGATCCGGGAATAGCTCTTCATCTGGCTGAGGAAGACATTCCGGACGATGGTGAAGACATATCCCCGGGAGGTGATGATCAGGTCGCGCTGCCGCTTCTTTGGCCACGCGCGCATGATCTTCAGGCACGCCTCCTGGGTGATCTCTTCTGCCAGCCGGGGGTCTTTGGAAAAGAAGAACGCCAGGCGCAGCAGTGCGCTGTGGTTCTCCTCGATCCAGGACTTCAGGTCAGGCGTGCCGTCGGCCCGGTGCATACTCATTCCAGGCTCCCGGCGGGGTCGGGGTCGCCCTGGGGCAACGCGGTGGAGAAGCCATCATGGCTGGGCCGGTCGGTCTGCCCGTAGAAGGCTTCGGGGTCGTGTCCTGGCCTCTCCTCATGCGAGGTGCCCGACCAGGACGGCGGTTCGCCAGAGCGCTGCTCGTCTGAGAACACCTGGCGCTCCCTTCGGATGTCATTGCCCTCGCCCTTCGCGAGGGCGACGGCCAACGACGGGCCGACTGGCCCTCGTCATCAAGTACGACTTCCGGTGGAGCACGATTCTCGCGGTGCAACCACAAGATTCTTTAGGATGGGCCGGTGATCACGTCGCCGCGGCGTTCCTCGCGGCGGGTGGTCAGGTCAGCCAAGCCGCCGCGGCTGTTCAGATGCTCGCGCAGCGCTTGGTTGTCGTGGTGGAGGGCGGCGATCACGGTGGCGGCGGGCACCTCCCTGACGTGGGCGGTCGACCGCGGCGGCCCGGCCGCCGAAACGCTCCAGGACGAGTTCGTCGTGACCGGGGCCGACGGGCCGACTTCCTGGTCACCTCCACCCGCGCCGCCTGAGCACGCGCTGATGAGCACCACAGGCGCCTACCGGGCGGCCGGGCCCCGGCAGGTCACGCGACCGGCGTCACCAACGGCGCCGGAAACGCGGTTTTCGCGTGGCCGGCGGGGGCGTTCACTGGCCAGCCTGTGGTGACGGTCGCGGTGCAGGCCGGGGCCGGGTTCCGGGCGGCGACGGTCACCGCGAACTCCGCGACCGGCACGACGGTGAACGTGCAGGCAGCCGCCGGGGTGACGCTGCTGGGGATCGGTGTGCTCGCGGCCGCGGCCCCGGCGCCGAACATGACGGTCGACATCACCGCCACCGCCGCCGCTGGTTAGCTGCGGGCCCTGCGCCCTTTTCGGGGTGGGTGTCGGCGACAATCAGGGCATGACCACCACCGCCCCCGCCGACCCTGTCGCCTTGGCCGCGCCGGATGCTGCGACCGGGACCGAGCTGGCCGCGATGCGGCAGGCGATCGCGATCTCGGCGTTCGGGCTGGGCCGCACCAGCCCCGCCCCGCCCGCCGGCTGCGTCATCCTCGACCAGGGCGGCCGGATCGTCGGGCAGGGCTACCGGCTGCGGGCCGGTGACCCGGGCGCGGAGGCCAACGCCCTGGCCGCCGCCGCCGCGAAAGCCGCGCACGGCACCGCCGTGATCACGCTCGAACCGGACCAGGACGGGGCGCAGGAACTGCTGGACGCGGGAATCAGCCGGGTCGTGACCTCCCTGCCCCGGCCCCGCGGCAGTGCCGTGCAGGCCCTGGCGGACGCGGGTGCGCAGGTCGTGGCCAGGGTGCTGGAGGCCGAGGCGCTGACCGTGCTCGGCGGCTGGTTCATGGGCCTGCACACCTCCCGCCCGACCGTGACGTGGGCGTATCTGGCGTCCAGGCACCAGCCCCGGCCGCTGCCGCGTGACCTGACCGAGGCGGAGATGCTGCGGGCGCGCGCGGACGTGGTGCTGCGGCCGTCCGGGCAGCCCGCCGAGGCCGTTCCCGGCGCGCACGGCCCCGGCGTGCTCCGGCTCCCGGCCGTGCTCCCAGCCGGTGACCCCGCCGGCGCGTTGGCGCAGCTGCACGCCGGCGGGGTCCGGAACCTGTTCCTCGGCGGCCACCCGACCCTGGCCGTCCCGTTCGTGGAGGCGGGCCTGGTGGACCGGGTGGTGGCGTATCTGGCGCCGCTGGCGGCGTCGGAGAAGGGGGAGGCGCTGGCGTGGCCGGTCCCCGCAGGGTTCCGGGTGACGGGTGTGCGGCGTGAGCGGCAGATGGTCCGCGTGCAGGCCGCCCGCGCCCCGCAGGCGACACGCAGCTAGCCAGCCCCGGCGGAAATCGAACAGATACGCTAAGAGGCGTAGGTCGTACAAGTCGTTGCTGGTGATGGGCCGGACGGACCTCTCCCCATGAGGACCAGCAATGACGACGTGCTGGAACAGCGTCCGCGGCAGGCGCATGCGCGTGACCCGGCTGGACGCCTGCGGCATCCCGATCCCAGGTGACTGCTCCCAGGTCGTGACCGACGGGTTCATCAGCGTGGAGTTCTCGCCCGAGATCGCCGAGGGCGAGGAGATCGAGGTCCGCAAGGCCGACGGCACCCTCTGCATCAGCGACCAGGGGTGCCCGGAGCTGAAGTGGATCAACATCGAGGCCCAGTTCTGCGCAGTGGACCCCGACCTCTTCAGCCTGATGACGGGGTACGAGACGGTGCTGGACTACGCCGGCGAGGCGGTCGGTAACCGCATCTCCTCCGAAGTGCAGTGCGACGAGGGGTTCGCGCTGGAGCTGTGGTCGGACGTGCCCGGCCAGGCGTGCGGCGAGACCGGCGCCAAGCCCTGGGGGTACTTCCTGCTCCCGTGGCTCGTGTCGGGGATCATCGGTGACTTCACCATCGAGAACGACGGGACGACGTTCACGTTCACCGCCCGCACCAAGGTCGGTTCCGGGTGGGGCGTCGGCCCCTACGACGTCGACCCGGTCGACGCCGCGAACACCCCCGGCCCGCTCCTGACCCCAATCGGCCCGACCGACCACCTCGATCTCCACTTGACGACCGTGGCTCCGCCGGAGGCGGTGTGCGGCTGCCAGCCGCTCACCGTCGACGAGTCCTGAGCAGCACCGTCAGTTCTCCGTGCCCGCCTCACCGGGGCGGGCACGGACAGCCGGGCCCCTGGGGGAAGGAGTTGAGCGGTGGATTGGGTGATCCCCGTCAAGCAGGCGGAGCCCACCGACGAGCTGCGGTACGCGCTGCGGTCGATCGCCGTGAACGCGCCGCACGACCGGATCTGGCTCGTCGGCTACCGGCCTGCCTGGGTCCGCGGTGTCGAGCACATCCCCACCCGGCAGAAAGGCACCAAGTACGCCAACACCACCCTCGCCGTCCGCGCCGCCTGCGAGCACCCCGACGTGTCCGACCCGTTCGTCCTCGCCAACGACGACTTCTTCATCCTGCGGCCCCTCCGGCGGGTGCCGGTCCTGCACCGCGGCCCCGTCCGTGACGTCGAGGCGTACTACGCCACCCGCGCCAACGGGAAGTACGTGCGCGGCATGCGCGAAACCCGCGAGCTGATGGAAGCGCTCGGCATCGAGGACCCGCTGTCGTACGAGCTGCACGTCCCCCTCCCGATCCGCAAGAGTGGGATGCTGCGGGCCCTGGACGTCGGCGCGCACCTGCCCGTGCTGCACAAACGGTCCCTGTACGGCAACCTGGAGCAGATCGGCGGCGACCAGATCCGGGACGTGAAAGTTATTCACGGCGGCGGCGGGTTCCCCACCCGGGGGACGTTCCTGTCGACGATGCAGGTGTCCTGGCACGGCCGCGCCGGCGCGCTCGTCCGCGCGTCGTTCCCGCGCCCCGGCCCGTACGAGACGGCCCCGCCCAGTGTCCGCGGCATTCCTGCCCGGCCTCAGCCTCAGTTCCGGCGCCGGCCCGCCGGCAGGTAGAGGAGGGGGCGGGAGGGGATGGCGATTCGGACCGAGCCTTGCGACTGGCCGATCGATGCCGGGTGCTGCCCGGAGTGGGACGACACCCCGGAAGAGGACAGGGAGTTCGCGCAGCGGGTCGCGTCCGAGCTGGTGTGGCGGCTGTCGGGACGGCGGTTCGGGCTGTGCGAGGTGACGTTGCGGCCGTGCCGCCGGTCCTGCGCCGAACCCACCGCCGGCGGGCTGGTGGGAGGGGCGCCGTTCACGCCCTACATCCGGGACGGGCAGTGGTACAACGCCCGCTGCGGCTGCTCCACCGACTGCTCCTGCAGCGAGCTGTGCGAGCTCGCGCTGCCGGGCCCGGTGCACGACATCGTGGAGATCCGCGTGGACGGCGACATCGTCCCTGCGGGCGCGTACCGGGTCGACAACCACCGGATGCTGGTGCGGACCGACGGGGACTGCTGGCCGCTGTGCCAGGACCTGGAGGCGGCGCCGGATGAGCCGGGCGCGTTCGCCGTCACCTACCGGTGGGGGATCCCGGTGCCGCCGGGCGGGCAGTACGCCGCCGGCGTGTACGCGTGCGAGCTGATCAAGGCGTGCGCGGGGTCGGGGGCGTGCCGGCTACCGAAACGGGTGCAGCAGATCACCCGCGAGGGCGTCACGATGGCGTTCATCGACCCGATGCGGTTCCTGGCCGACGGTCTCACCGGCGTCCCCGAGGTCGATGTGTGGGTGATGTCGGTGAACCCGCACGGGCTTCGCGGACGGTCCCGTATCCACTCGGTGGATCACCGGCCCGCTCGGAGGTCCACGTGGCCATGATTGGGACACTAGGTCTTTGTTTCGAGTCCACCGTGCTTGTTAAAGCGTAGATCTGGGCATTTTGGCCCGTCGTGGCAAAGACTCCAGCGCTTGGTCTTCGGGGAGTATTTTAGTTGAGGAATGGGAAGCTCCTCCCCAACTACTCTAAACGGCTTCTTTTTATCGCCTATAATCGTTCTGGAAACTTTGCCGCCCTGAGTCCAGGTAAGAGTTGCCCTCCATGTGCAGTCGCAGTAATAGGTCTGAGCTGCAATATAGAGGTGCTGCAGTTCTTCGGCGTGAATTTCCAGAGGGAACTCCATTGGCTTCATTGGCCGACGCGTTTGGTAGAGATCTTTAGGAGTGTCCTTTGCGAGGAGGAGTGGAGGGGCGTAGTCGAGGTCTGCCGTGAGGTAATAGGATGGCCGTATGGAGGGAAGTCCGTGGTAATCAGGGCAGTCAATGAAAAATGACGCTCCGCCCTGAAGGTTGCGACTTCGGCTAACTATCTCCACGTCCAGGTCGATAAGAGATATTGGTTTGGTTGATGTGGAAAGAACAACTTGAACGCTGGATCGACCAACGGTGAGTTGATGTCGTGTGACCCATTTGGCGAACTCTATGGTCTTTGTCTTATCGTCGGGATGAAAGTTTGAGGGAACTTGTTGGTCGACATAGTTCCAGCCGCACATGGAGATCGACAGAGCCTCAAACCGCTTGTTCAAATCTATCACTGAAACTTCTATTCCCTTCAGTGGGAGAAAGAAGTCCTTGACGACTCGGGGCAATGGTGTAAACCATGCGACCAGCAGGGCAACGACAGTGCTCACAAAGATCGGTGAGCTGAACAGGCGAGTCCGGGGAGGTGGTTCAGTTGCCTGAGTTCGTCTACGGCGTTCAGCTATTGACCTCACGATGTGCCTTCTGTCCACGATCACTAGTATGCCTCGCAGAGCCATCAGGGTCAGCTGCTTTGCAAACTAATGAGCTCCTAGCTCGCGCTGTTCGCCCAGAAGGTTGCCGCCGCTGCGGGAACCTTCACACCGTTTCTAGATGTGGAGGTCCAAGATCGCTGTTTCAGATTCGGTGATGCCGCTTGCAGAGCGGCTGCTGGACTGCCTGTGTGCGCTGCTGGAGGGCACCGTCGGCGGGCCGGTGTGCCACTGCTGCGTCTACCCCGGCAAGGTCGTCCCGGTCGACTACTGCTGCGAATGCCCCGGCGCGGGGGAGGGGCAGGCGTGGGTGCGTATCGACCGGATCTACCCCACCTCCGGTCGGTTCCCGGCCCCGGCGACGCAGGTGGAGCCGTGCGGGGCGGGCGGCGGCTGGGCGGCCGAGCTGGTGATGGGCGTCTACCGCTGTGTCGCGACCCTCGACGACCAGGGCAACCCGCCGCCGTGCCAACGGATCTGGGCCGACGCCGAGAAACTCGCCTCGGACGCGGCGGCGATGCGGGCTGCGGCAGTGTGCTGCTTCCCCGAGGAGGGGACGCAGTCGGTGCCGGGGGAGTACGAGCCACTGGAGTCCGAAGGCGGCTGCGGGGGCGGCACGATGCGGCTGCTCGTCCGGTTCGACGAGTGCTGCCCCGACCTGGAGGCCGAGCCGGGCTTCCAGCCCGCCTAGCCCCGGGCCACAACCCCGCCTCATATCTGCTTGCCGGTACGGGCTGCGCCGCCGCTGCCGGATCCGGTCACATGCTCGGCGGGTTTCGGTAAACCAGCCCCCGCACCGCGCCACGGGCGGCAGGGTGTCACCCGACACCACCCTAAGTCACCTTCCCCTTTTGAGGAGCCCTACGATGCTGCGCTCGTTCGCTGTTCCCCTCACCGCTGTGGCCGTGGCTGTGGCTGTGGCCGGGTGCGGGGGCGACAAGGCCCCCGCCGAGGCCGGCACCGCCCCGACCCCGGCAGTGACTCCGTCGTCACCGGCGCCGTCGGCTGAGCCGGTCACCGAGCAGGCCGCGAAGGCCGCCGCGAGCGAGATGTTCGAGGCGTTCTCCTCCGGGGACTACGGCGCGGCGTGGGACCTGTGGTCAGGTGAGGCGCAGAAGACGATGAGCCGCGCCGGCTACCTGCGGTTGAACGAACTGTGCAGGCCCGCGGCTGAGGGTGTGCCGATCACGCTGAAGAAGGTCCGGCTTGAGGGCACGGTCGCGGTCGTGCGGGCCGAACGGGTCGGGATGGGGTTCACCTACCGGTTCACGCACGAGGCCGGCCGGTGGGTGTACGTGCCCGACAAGGAGGTGCTGGCCGAGTACCGGTCGGGGACGGTGGAGCAGATCGCCGCGAAACGGCGCAAGGACAGCCGCTGCGCGTGACCGCCGCGCGGCTACCGTCGGGGTCATGAGCAGTGATGAGACGGCCCCGCCGGTCGTGGTGGTGGCGACATGGAACACCCGCCTGTGGGGGCGGCGCCGCGGCCACGTCCAGGAGGTCGAGCTGACCGGGACGGTGCGGGGCGCGGCCTCGCACGGCTACCTGACGTTGACCACCCCCGAGGGGGATCCGGTGCCGGTGGAACGCGCCCACCCGAAAACCACACGGCCGGGCGGGGGCGGGGTGGTGCCGCCGTCGGCGCGGCCGGTCGTCTCCCCGCGCCCGCCGCGCCGCCGTATCGTGCCCGCGCCGGGCTCGGGCGGGGTGTGACATGGCGGCGCGGGTGCGGATCAACCAGGCCGCGCTCAACCACATGCTGCGGGGGCGGGGCGGCCCGGTAGACGAACACGTCCGGACGTTGACGCGCCGGACCGAGACGCTCGGGAAGCGGAACATCCGGGTCGACACCGGCCGGACCCGCGCCAGCATCCACTCCAACGTCCGGACCCGGGGCACGCTGGTGATCGGCTGGGTCGGCACCCGGTCGAAGGTCGGGCTGTGGCTGCATGAGGGGACCGGCGTGTACGGGCCGCGCGGCCGCCCGATCCGGCCGAAGAACGGCCGGTTCCTGGTGTTCACGCCCAAGGGCGCGTCCGGTGTGGTGTTCGCGCGGGAGGTCAAGGGTGTGAAGGGGGACGAGTGGCTGGTGCGGGCGCTGCGGGAAGCTGTGCCGTACCCGGTGGTGGAGTACTAGCCTGACGGGGTGGGCCGCTGGCGATGGGCCGGGCCGAAGCCTCCACTAGAAGGGGCGGCCCGCCGATGCCCGCTTCCAAACCCACCACCAACACCCCCTCCTCCTCCTCCTCTTCTCGTGGAGGGGCGCGGGCCGGCACCTCGCGGTCGCGGTCGCCGAAGACCGCCGCGCCGGCGGAGGGCCCGCATACCGACGACCTCGATCCCGGCCAGGGCGACGGGCACGACCTGGACCACGACGCCGACCTCGACCTCGACCTCGACGACGAGCTCGATGACGACGAGGTTGAGGAGGTCGACGTCGAGCCCGAGCTGGTCTTCACCACCACCAAGAAGGACCGGCCCACCGCCGACGAGCAGGAGAAGATCCCGCTCGAGGTCGACGGGGAGATCTACTACTCGGTGAAGCCGACCGATGAGGCGCTGGTGTTCCTCACCACCGCGTCCTCGCGGGGCCTGTCGGACGGTGACCGGTTCAACGCCATCCTGCAGTTCTGCGACAACGCCCTGACCTCCGACTCCAGCAACCGCATCACCCAGCGTTTCCTCGACCGTGAGGACGATTTCGAGTTCGAGGACCTGCTGGAGGTCACGAAGGCGATCGCGAAGGCGTGGGGCCGACGCAAGGGCACCGGGAAACCGCCCGTCCGCCGCCGGCGCCGCACCCCGGCACGGCGCCGCTAACCCCCGCCGAGGGGGTGCAGAAGGGTGGAGCGTCCGTCCCGCGCCGCCCATGCCGGGCCGCCCCGCTCCTACCAGCTCGACGGCGACGTGTATGAGCTGACCGGGTCGTGGTGGCCGCTGCTGGAGCGGCTCGCCTACGAGCACTGGCAGGTGAACCTGCTGCTGGACATCACCCACGACGCCGGGGAGCTGTTCGGGCGGCTGATGGACCCCCACGATGATCTGGGCCTGCCCGACCTGCGGCACGTCGCCGAGACGCTCGTGCAGGCCGCGACCGGCCGCCCGTGGTGGGTCGCGCAGCGGCTCCTGGTGACCGCTGACGCGCACTGGGAGCTGCTGGACGGGACCTGCCTGACCGCCGGCGTGGACCTGGCCGTCCTGATCGACACCGCGCCCGCCCGCGCCTGCAACGTCATCTACGCGTGGCTGGTCGAGGGCGCTGACGACAAGGCCCGTGACCGGCTCGACCACAAGCTGACGCTGCCGCCGCCGGAACTGGTGCGTGCCCCGTCCCCGCAGGCGCAGGAGTGGATGGCCGAGCGGGAGGGCGCCTCGTTCATGGCGGCGATGGGCGCTGCCCGGTCGGAAGGGCTGCTCAAACCGCCGCAGCCGCAAGGCTCCCGGCTAGCCTGAGAACAGTTTCAGCCGCTGGCGTTGGGCCGGGCCCCTTGAGCACTTGGGGTGCCGGATGCGGACGCTGGGCGAGGCCGCGGTCGAGATCATCGCCGAGACCGGCGATTTCGACGACGACCTTCGGCGTCGCCTCCAGCAGGCCGTCGACGAGTCCGCCGACGAGATGCGCGAGGACCTGCGGCGCGTGTCGCGGCAGGCCGAGGAGACCGGCCGGTCCCTGCGCCGCGAGATCGGCGAAGGCGCCGGGTCCGCTGCCCGCCGCGTCGACCAGCTTGAGCAGGTAGCGCGCCGCGCCGAGCAGGCCATGCAGGACATGGACCCCCGGCAGCTGCGCAGGGTCGCCGAGGAGGCCGACCGGGCCCGCGGCCAAATGCAGGAGCTGATCCGGCAGGCGCACCAGGGCGAGGGCGCGTTCTCCCGGATGGACCCCGGGCAGATCCGGCGGATCTCCGAGCACGCCGAGCGCGCGTTCCGGGACATGGAACGCCTCGGCAACCAGACTCGCCGCGCCGCCGACGAGGTCGAACGGTTCGGCAACCACGAAGAGATTCAGCGGCTGGCGTTCGAGCTGGAACGTTCCCGCCGGCAGGCCGAACGGCTCAACCAGACCAGGTTCCGGCGGCTGGGCGGTGAGGCGCGGCAGGCCGGCCGGGCGGTGTGGCAGGCGTTCCGCGGCAACAGCGAGCAGGCCGAGCGGGCGCTGCGCCGGATCGACAACGTGCAGTTCCGGCTGCTGGTGCGGCGGGCCCGCGACACCGCCGACCGGGTCGGGCGGGTGTTCCGCCGCATCGGGGACGGTGACCGCGTCGGCGAGTCGATGACGCGGCTGCTGCGGACGTTCACGATGCTGGCCGGTGCGGCGGCCGCGGTCGGCGCGCTCGGCGCGGCCCTGTCGGGCCTGGTCGCCGTCGCCGGCGGTGTCGCAGCGGTCGTCGCACCGTCGTTCGAGATCATCGCTGCCGCGCCGGCGGCGGTGCTGATGGCGGCGGCGGCGTTCGCGACGCTGAAGGTTGCGCTGGCCGGGGTCGGTGACGCGTTCACCGCCGCGCTGACCGGCGACGCCGCCGAGTTCGAGGAGGCGCTGGAGGGGCTGGCGCCGTCGGCGGCGAAGGCGGCGCGGGAGGTCCGGGCGCTCAAGCCCCGCCTGGACGATCTCCGCACCAGCGTGCAGGGCGCGTTCTTCGACCAGCTCGACGGTGAGATCACCGCCGTTGCGCGGAACCTGGCCGGGCCGCTGAAACGCGGCATGACCGCCACCGCCGCAGAGTTCGGGCGGCTGACCCGGTCGGTGACGACGTTCGGCCGGTCGGCGGAGGCCGCTGACCTGGTCCGGGACGTGTTCGGTGCGCTGCGCGGCACGCTCGCGTCGGTCCGGTCGGACACCATCACCAACCTGCTCGGGTCGTTCTCCCAGTTCGTGCGGGCGACACTGCCCGGCTTCGACGGCCTGGGCGGCGCGATCGACGGCGCGTTGGGCAGGCTCGCGAACTTCCTGGGGGAGGCCGCCGCCGGCGGTAACGCGCTGCGGTGGGTGCGGGAGGGCACTGCCGCAGTCCGCGCCCTGGGGGCGCTGCTCGCCGACCTGGGCCGTGTCGTCGCCGGGGTGTTCCGCGCCATACAGCAGGCGTCCGGTGGGGCGCTCGGCGCTGTCGGCCGCCTCGCCGACTCCATGGCCGCGTTCGTCAACTCCGCGCGCGGGCAGGAGCAGCTGGTCGCGGTGTTCCGCGGCATGAACGCGATCGCCGCGCAGACCAGCCCCGTCCTCCAGGCCCTCATCGGCGGCCTCGCCACCCTCGCACCGATCATCGCCGGGCTCGCCGAACAGATCGGCCCGACCCTCACCGCCGCCATCCAGGGCCTGGTCCCCGCCCTTGAAGGGGTCGGCCGCGGCCTGCTCCCCGTCGTTCAGGGGATCCGGCAGGCCGTCGAAGAGGTCGCCTCCTCCGGCGCGCTCGGGCAGCTCGGGGACGCGCTCGGCGAGGTCCTGGCCGCGGTCGCGCCGCTGATCCCCGCCCTGTCCGGTGCGCTGGTGTCGGCGCTACGGTCCCTGGCGGTCGTCGCGGCCGCGCTCGCGCCGGTCCTGCGGGTCGTCGCGTCGGCGTTGGCGGCGCTGCTGGCCTCGCCGCTGGGTGCGGCGCTGGGCCCCTTGATCGCGCAGCTGATCCTGGTGCGGATCGCGACCGGCGCGTGGGGCACCGCCCTGCGGTCCCTGCTGCCGGTGCTGAAACTGGCCGGCAAGGGCGCGATGTCGCTCGGCAAGAGCCTGGTCGCGGCGGTCGCACGGCACCCGATCGGCGCGGTCATCGTCGGGATAGCACTCGCGCTGGGGTTCGTGCTGTCGCGGCTGGAACCGGTCCGTGCCGCGTTCGCGCGGCTCCGCGACATCGTGGTCGAGGGGTTCGGCCGGCTCCAACAGTTCGGCGCGAGCCTGCTGAACACGTTCCGGAGCGAGGGGCCGGTCGCGGCGCTGCGGCAGCTCGGGTCGGCGATCGTGTCCGGGCTCGGCACCGCCGTGTCGGCCGGGCTGCGGCTCGTGCCTCGGCTGATCACCGGGATCTTGTCGGGCATCGCCACGGCGATCGCCGCGGTGCCGGGCCCTCTGTCCCAGCTCGGTGCGGCGGTGCAGGCCGGGCTGCAGCGGGCCGCCGTCGGGATACCGGCGTTCGCCCGCTCCCTGGCGGCCGGGCTGCGGGAGGCGTTCGGGGCGCTGCGTGAGCAGGCCCCCCAGATAGCTGCGGCGCTGCGCACCGCCGTATCCGGCGCGGCACAAGCCCTGTCGACTGAGGGCCCGCGGATCGCATCAACGCTGCAGGCGATGCTCGGCAGCGCGTTCAACGCGCTCACCAGCCACGGGCCGCAGCTCGCCCAGCAGCTGATGAGCGTGTTCGAGCAGGTCAACTCGGTTCTGCTGCGGATGGCGGCCGACGGGATCCGCCGGGCCGGGGACGCGGTCGCCCAGCACCTGCCGGGCCTGGCCACACGCCTGTCGGACGCGTTGACCCGCATGATCACCAGGGCGGGTGAGGTGATCCCGCAGGTGCTGGCGCAGCTGTCGCAGCGGATCTCCCAAGGGCTCGGGCAGGCCGTCGGCGACGCCGCTGGCGGAGCCGCAGCCGGCGGCAGCGGCGGCGGGCTGCAGAACAGCCTGATCAGCCTGATCTTGGATGTCGGCCTGGCGGTCGTGGAGCAGATCCCCAAGCTGACCCCGATCATCGTCCGCGCGATCGCGCAGATCAGCCTCGCGGTGGCGCAGGCGACGGCGCAGGCCGCGCCCGGCATCATCGCCGCTGTCGGGCAGCTGCTGCTCACCGTCGCGCAGACGCTGCTGACCCGGCTCGGGGAGTTCCTCGCGTCGCTGCCGGGGCGGCTGCTCGGATGGCTGGCCGGGCTGGCCCCGGCGATGGTCAACGCCGGGCTGCAGGCGATGACGGGGCTGCTGAGCGGCCTGGTCACCGGGCTCGGCACCGTGATCGGCTACGTGCTGAGCATGCCGATCCGGATCGCCGCCGGGTTGGCGGCGCTGGGCATCTACCTGTTCCAGCGCGGGTCGCAGGCGATGGGGCAGCTGCGGTCCGCGCTGGCGTCGGGGGGCGAGCGGGCGGTCGCGTTCGTGCGGGGGCTGCCGGGCCGGATCGCGGGCGCGCTGGCGTCGCTGCCGGGGCTGCTGGCGTCGCGCGGGTCGTCGTCGATGAGCCGCCTCACCTCCGCCCTCTCCAGTGGGGCGGGCCGTGCGGTCGGGGTTGTGCGGGGCCTCCCGGGCCGCATCGTCGGCGCGTTGAGCGGCCTGGCGGGGCAGCTCGCCGGGGTGGGGCGGGCGGCGATGAGCGGGTTCATTTCCGGTGCCCGCTCCATGGCCGGGCAGATGGTGTCGGCGGTGACCGGCCCGATCCGCGACGCGATCAACCAGGCCCGCTCCATTCTGAAGATCGGGTCGCCGTCGAAGGTGTTCCGCGACATCGGGCGGTTCACTGCGCAGGGGTTCGTGCAGGGCATGACCGGTGAGGCGTCCAAGATCCAATCCACGGCCGACAAGCTCGTCTCGTTGATCACCAAGGCGTTCGCCGGGAAGCGCGGGAAACGCACCAAGACCGATGACCGGCTGATCGCGCTGGTCCGCAACACCAACACCAAGCTGCAGGCGCTCGCCAAGCAGCGCAGCACGATCGCCGAGCAGATCAAGGCCGCCAACGACAAGGCCGCCGAGGTCGCCCAGAGCGTGCGGCAGTTCGCCTCCCTCACCGGCGCCGCCGGCGATCTGACCGCCGACGGCCCCGACACGCCCGTCACCTCCCGTGGCCTGGCCGACCAGCTCAAGGACCGGTTGAAGCAGCTGCAGCAGTTCCAACGCGACCTCAACGACCTTGCCCGCCGCGGCCTGTCGAAGGACCTGGTGGAGCAGCTGATCGCGGCGGGGCCCGAGCAGGGCGCCGAGCTGGCCCGCGCGATCGCCGCAGGCAGCAACTCCACCATCAAGGAGCTCAACGACACCCAGGCGGCGATCGCCGCGACCTCCAAGAGCATGGGCAACCAGGCCGCCGACCTGCTGTTCGACGCAGGCAAACGCGCCGGGGACGGGTTCCTCACCGGCTTGAGATCGCAGGAGAAAGAGATCACCAAGCTGATGACCCGGCTCGCCGAGCAGGTCGCCCGCACCGTGAAGAAGACCCTGAAGATCAAGTCGCCGTCGCGGGTGATGTCCGGGCTCGGTGAGGACACCCTCGCCGGCTACCTGCTGGGGCTGGAGCAGATGGCGCCCGCGATCCAGGCGGCGATGGCGTCCGCGGTGCGGGCCCCCGCAGCGCAGCGGCTCGCGCCCGTCCTGGCCCCGGCCGGGCGGCGGGTCGCGCCGCTGGAACCCGCCCGCCCCGCCGCCGGCGCGTCCGGGCCGGGCGGGGGCCGGTGGGGTGACGGGTGGCGGACCCGCCCCCATGTGGTCCGGAACACCACGGTGAACGCGCCGGTGAACCTCACCATCCCCACCCCCGACCCCGAGGCCGCGGCCCGAGCTGTGTCCGAGCGGATCGCCGCGCGGGTCACCCGATGAACCCCGACGATTAGGGAGGCGATGTGGCAGCCCTCGACTATCTCTGTCTCGGCGGGACCGAGATAGCTAACAGCGCCCGGACCACCGCCTACGCCCGCAACGGTCTCAAGCCGCACACCATGTCGGTCGGGGACTGCGGCTGCCCGGACCTGGCGCAGGTGTTGGGCGACCCCGAGTATCGGCGCCCGGAGTTGGACACCGAGTCGCCGCCGGCGTGGGTCGACCCGGCCGTCCCCGAGTCGTGGGAGTTCGCGGGGTTGCTGATCACCAGCATTGAGGGGTTGGACGCTGCGCCCGCCTCGCGGGAGGTGTCCGACCGGATCGGGGACGGCGCGGTGATCGGGCGGCGCCGGTACGGGCCTCGGACGATCACCGTGACCGGTGTGCTGCTGGGGTCGTCGTGCTGCGGCATCGACTACGGGATGCGGTGGCTCGCGGCGGCGTTGCGGGGGTCGATGAACTGCGGGCCCGGCGGCGGCTGCCGGGGAGACGACCTGGTGTATCTGACGTGCTGCCCGACCATCTGCGAGGACGCGCCCGGCTTCACCTCCTACGCCGACTGCGCGGAACCGTACTGGCGGACGCTGCGGGAGGTGGCGCTGGTGTCGGGGCCGACGAAGACCGGCAGCGTCGGCGGCGCCTGCTCCTGCTGCCAGACCTGCCCCGCCGCCGAGGTCGAGTTCACGTTGGTTGCGGGCCGCCCTCACGCGCTGCGGGAACCGGTCACCGTCACCGAGCCGGGCGAAACCTGGACGTTGGACGACGCGGAGATCGGGTGCGTGGAATGGGTCACCGACCCCTCCTGCACCGACACCAGCGGGGGCGGGTGCGGGCCGTCCGCGCCGTCCTGTCTGGACACCACCCTGGCCGAGATGGGGTGCGCGCCGACGCTGCCGCCGCCGCTGCCGGTGGTGCACAACCCGTGCGCCTGCGAGCCGCTGACCCGCCGCCGCCACTGCGTGGAGATCCCCAGCGCCGTTCTGACGCCGATCTGGTCGGATGTCGTCGCCGACCTGGAGATCTACGCGGGCGGGCAGACGCTGCGGAGCGTGCGGGTGCGGTTCTACCCCAACCCGCTCGGGCTGCCGAGCGTCGACGACCTGGACGAATGCGGGTACTGCGCCGAGCTGAACATCACCGCCATCCCCGCCTACTCCACCCTCCGCGTCGACGGCACCCGCCGGCAGGTCACCGTGACCTGCCCCGGCTCCGACGAGGTGCCCGCCGCCGCCGCGGTGTCGGGCGACAACGGCGGCCCCTACACCTGGCCCGTCCTGGACTGCGGTGTCCCGTACATCGCGTGTGTCGAAGCTGACGCCGCGACCATCGCGGCGGACGCGGAGATCACCGTCCGCGTCATCTCCCGGGAGGTGTGACCGGCATGAGTGTGCTGGGCTGCGCGGAGGACTACCAGGTCGGTTTCACCGACCGGTACGGCGGGGCGTCGACCGGGCCCGCGCTGGACGCCTCGTCGGTGAAGTGGGGCCGTGTCCTGGACGACACCTCCGAGGCGACCGTCACGTTCCCCGGCGACGATCCCGACTGTTGCAGCGCGCTGGCCGACATCCGGTCCTGGTGCCACGACATGTGCATCTACCGGGACGGGGCCATGGTGTGGCAGGGCCCGGTCGTGCGGCCGACCGCGTCGAGGGCAGTCACCGAGTTCACGGCGCGGGACGTCACCGCGTGGCTGTCGCACCGGGTGATCCACAACCTGATCGACTACACCCCGACCGGTGCCGGCGCTGCGGACTTGACGGCGATCGCCGAGCACATCGTGCGGGACGCGTTCGAGCCCGACGACCCGAACGTGCTGCCGTATCTGACGGTCCGGCCCTCCGGCGTCACCGGGGAACGCCGGTACGAGCCCGACACCACCTACGCGTTCACCGAGCTGCAGGAGCTGGCGCGCGGCGGGATCGACTTCACCGCGGTCGGGCACCGCATCATCCTGTCCGGGCAGGAGCCGTTGGGCCGTCTGGCGACGCTGACCGACGAGCATTTCGCCGGCGACCTGAAGGTGATCGAGGACGGCCTGTCGGCCACGACCCGCGCGATCGTCACGGGGGAGGGCGTCACCGCGACCTCGGGCGGTGTCGGCGTGTGCGGGCTGCTGGAAACCCTGGTGAAGGAGCAGCAGATCAAGGACGCGGGGTCCGCGCAGTACGAGGCCGACGCGCTGGTGCGCGCCGGGGACCCGGCCCCGCTCATCCTGGAGGTGCCGGCCGGGGCGCAGCTCACCCCCGACGCGCCCGTCACCATCGAATCGTTGGTGCCGGGCGTGGTGATCCCTGTCGCCGCCACCGACCTGTGCCGGCCCGTCACCGCGGTGCTGCAGCTGACCCGGGTCGAGGTTTCCTACGGCAACGGGAACGAGGCCGTCCAGATCACGCTCGCGCCGTTGGGTGCCGGCCCCGACTACTAGAAATAGGGGGTTCTGACGAGACTCTCTGATCAGTGCCAAGGTGAAGTCCGCGCCCCGCTGGTTCCAAGCCAAGGAAGATCATCTTCCACTCTCCGTCGTGGGAGCGGTGGAGAGCGTGGCATAGGGTCCAACTTGCACGGTGGGTGGGTTTGCCCTCTCCGGTGAGCGCCAGCTCGCGGGAGGACCCGCGGCCCGGACGGTTCGCCGCCCATTCATGGATGTCGCTCTCGTCGAAGGAGGGCTCACGTCCTACCCGGCGGCTGGCGGCTGGAGATTGCCCCAGGCGGACAGGTCGATCAGATAGGCGGGACCTCCTGCCTCGCGGCTGCGGCGTGTGCGTTCTGCATGGCCCCGGTGGTGCTGGACACGGTGACACCTGCTGCGTTGTGGGCCACCAGCCCGGACCGTCTGGCCGCACTGGGCACTGATCTTCGTCGCGGGCCCAGGCACGCCGAGCGGCGCCACGGTGGATTTCCTGGCGCGGCTAGAGGCCCTGCCGCCGCTGCTGTCCGCAGGTACTGCCAGCAGCGAACCCAACGGCGACTAGGGAGACGCTTCGCCGGGTTCGAGCGACGGTAGTGCACTGGAGATTTCTGCGCGCGAAGTCAGGTTGAGCTTGCGGTACACGCGGGTGAGGTGCTGCTCAACGGTGCTCATGGTGATGGAAAGCCGCACCGCTATCTGCCGGTTGGTCAGCCCTTCAGCGGCCAACTTTGCCACTCTCCATTCAGCATTGCTGAGCTGGTGGGGTGGGGGCAAAGGTTGTGAGGATTCGTACTGGGCTCGTGGCTCAGACGTTGGCTGGCCTGCGGCCATCGCCCGGAGGCCGGGCAGGTCGACAACGGTGATCGTGCGCCAGCCGGTGCGGATAAGACCAGCCCGGCGCAGCGAGTTGAGTGATCGAGCGACTGTCTCGCGGGAGGCGTCCATCCAGCTGCCAAGCTCTCCCTGAGACAGCGGCGGCCCGATCGCGATCGACCCGTCCGGCGCGGGTGGGACGTGCTGTGCCGAGCGCTCGGCAAGGTGGGCCAGCAGCCCCGCGAGCCGCTGGGGTGCGCGGCGGATGACGTGCTCCTGCAGCCGCCGGTCGGCGTCCTCGATGCGCTGCACGAACGTGCCGCTGACGAGCTTCCAGACTTGCGGGTGCTCGTCCAGGAAACCGGTGAACCGGCCAGCCGGGACTACCAGCGCGCGAACCGGAGACAGCGCCGTCACCGTCGCCGAGCGGGTGCGGCCGCCGAGCACCGCGCTCTCGGCGAGCAGGTCACCCGGCCCGCGCACGGCCAGCACTACCTCGTGGCCGTCCTCGGTGGACGAGGTGACCTTGGCCCATCCCCGCTCAATGATGATCACATGGTCGGACTGGTCGCCCTGGTAGACCAGCGGCGCCCTTTCCGCGAACTGACGGGGCCGCGCCGCGGCGCGCAGTGCATGCCGCTCCGCTTCGTCGAGCGCGTGCCAGAAGCCTTGTTCCATCAGCCGCCGTAGATCCAGGGCAGCGTGTACAGGATGGGCGGTACCGCCACGATGACGGAACCAATCGCGCCGAGGATCGCTACGGTGCGTCGGGACGGGCTGTCGGCGGTCCGGTGGACAACGAATCCGATGAGCACGAACAGGCCGAGGACGACGATCACTACGCTGGTGATCAAGGCCAAGGTGATCAAAACCTGGCCGAGAACAGCGTCAGGCTGTTGTTGGGACATCGAGGGGGCTCCTCGCAGGTCTCTGGCTGGGACTTGGTCGGTGCGGGGCGTGATGATGCTGGCCCGCTGAGCCGAGTCCACAGGACCCCTGAGGAGGCGAAGGGTGCAAGCCTGCGCCTCTCCCGCGTCCCGGCGGCGAGTTCTTCAGCACGGTAACCCGAGTAGGGGGATAGCGCCATAGACCTAGAGATGCCAAGTAGGCGGGCATCCGGGCTTGCACCTCCGGACGCCGCCTACCAGCAGCATGGCCAACGTCCCAGCCAGAGACATGGATGCCTACGCAGATTGAACCCTGACTAAGGCCCCTAGGCATGCGTCGGGTGCCACAAATAGGGGGGCCCAAAAGTAGCTCCGGACGCTGCGCGGTACGCCTATGGCCACCGGACCAAGCCCGCGCCGATGCTTTGGTCTCGCCTGGGCGCGGGGCGAGCTGGGACGCGTCGATCGCGTTGACGGCGTACTGGTCATAGTCGAGTTGCCCGGGTGGACGCGCCACGCAGTGACGCGCCGATGTCGACCAGTAGATCGCCGTTCTGCTGGCGGATCACGGTGGTCATGGTCACATCCCGAGGCCGTATTACATCGATGGTAACCCCGCGACGAGTTGAGTGGCGCTGCGATCCTCGCTGAGGGTCCGCCACGCGGCAACCGGCGCATCCGCGCCATCGCCGCGCAAACGCTCCTGCTGGCCTTCCATCTGGCCCACGCCAACGAGCGCTAAATCAACGCCTGGCTCGCCACGCTGCCCGGCCCCGGAAAACCCCACCGTCGCGCTCGGCCCAAGACACGCAAGCCACGCGGCACCTGGACACCCACCGGGCACATCGCCCCGCCCGCAGCCTGAGCCCACGGCACCCAGGACGCCTGCACACCACCACAAACCGGACTCAAGAGCCGGGACGCTCTGCTGCGCGTCTGCCCCTTCGGTCCCTGCAGTCACAGGAGACTGGCCTCCGTAACGACAAAACCCCGGAGCTTGCCTGCTCCGGGGGCGTTTCGTCACTGTGGGGCTACGACTATCGTCTGTACCCCGAAAAGAGGGGAGGGTAGGGAAGAGATGGCTGTGGGCAGGCTCAGGCCCCGCACCACCGAGGAGCTGCTGGCCGGTGTGCTCGACCGGCTCCGGCGGCTGGAGACCCGCACGAGCGTCACCGTCGGCGGCCCCGCCGGGGCGTACGTGCTGGAGGTCAACGAGGCCGGGGAGCTGACCGCCCGGCACGCGGCCACCGGTCACGTCACCGTCGTCGCCGTCCCCGCCCCAGAGGGCGGCTGACCACAAGACCACCGCCGCACCGCGGGCGCGGGGCCGTGCCGGTGGACGCCGGACGGCCGCTAATGCCGGAAACACGCCATGGCCAGTTACGCTGAGCGGGAGCGCCGCTGGTGATGGGCCGGGCCACCCACCCGCCCGGAGGCTGTCACCGCGCCCCCGGGAACGATGAGGGGGAGGCGTTCCCATGTCCCGCTGTGGGTGTAGTTCGCAGTGCTCCTGCGCGGTCGTAGCTGGGCCGGGAGTCACCGTCACGGGGACAGGCGCCCCCGGCAACCCCTACGTTGTGTCGGCCGAGGCCGGCGGCAACCTGCAAGTCACCGACACCCCCAGCGTTGACCTGACCCTGCTGGGGTCGGGTACGGCAGCTGACCCGCACATCCTGTCGGCCACCGCGCGGATCTCCACCAGCGCCCAGAAGAACCTGCTCACCCAGGAGCCCGACGGCCTGGCCGTCACCTGCGAAAGCGTGCAGGACTGTGTCGGTGAGGCGCTGGCCGATGGGCTGGAGTACGACGACGCCGGCAACACGATCAGGGTGCGGGTGTCCGGCCAGGCCGGGAACTCGGTGTCGATCGGGCCGGACGGGGGAGTGTACGCCCCGGTCGGTGGCGGTAACCCGGTCACAACCGGCGACACCGCCTGCATCAGCCTGGACGGTGACGGCGCGGGGACGCCGCTGACGGCTTCACCGGTCATGGACGCCGGCGCGGGGAACCTGCTGCAGTGCGTGGCGGGCGGCCTGCGCGCGCAGATCACCACCGGCTGTGGGCTGGCCGGTGACGGGTCGGCCGCCGCGCCGCTGGTCGCCGCCACGCGGCCGTGGCCGTACCCGAGTGATTTGACCGGCACCGCCGGCGGTGTCTACTGCGACAGCAACGGGGAGCTGCGGTCGGACCCGCCGGCCCGGATGCGGTTCTTCGAGAACACCGCCAACATCACCGGGCTGAACGTGCTCATCCCGGACGCTATTACCGACGCGGGGGAAGCGACGGTCACCGTCACCAACCCCGACCCGGCCCGGCCCGCTCAGGTCCTGGCGTGGTGTGAGGCCGACATTGACATCAACTTGCCCGGGGGCGCTGCGGCCAGTATGCGGCTTGGCAACGATGAGTACGTCCGGTGGCAGAACGAAGGCACCACCCTGCGGTTCGGATACCACGTGCAGGTGATGCGCACCGAGACGCCGGCGCCGGTCCCTGCGGGCGGGACCGCGACCATCCGCGTGCCGATGGCGGTGGCGCGCGGGTCGGGCGGGGCGTACTACTCGCGGGTTCAGTGGCGGATCGTTGCCGCGCTGATCTCGCTGCAGCCCTGACGCGCGCCCATCACCCACCCCGACATCAAGAGGAGGACTGTCGTGGCCAGAGCCCGAAGCGGCGCCGCAGCGCGCGACCACACCCCGGAGAGCACGACCGTCTACTACCGGCTGCCCGGCGGCGGGCTCGCCGTCTACACGGCCGACCCGCCGTCGGGGCTGGTGCCTCCGCCGGGGGCCGTGGAGATCACGGCCGAGGAGTACGAGGCCGAGCAGCAGCGGATCGAGGACGCTGAACGGCAGGCCCGTGAACAGGCCGAGGCCGAGGCGGCCGCGCGCGCGGCCGCGGTCTACCGGGAGCTGCTGGACGCGGGAATGTCGGAAGAGGTCGCCCGGTCAATCTCCGGCTACACCGGCCCCGCCGACCCCGCCGACCCCGCCGACCCCGCCGACCCCGCCGAGCCTGCGGAGTAGACCGGTGGCGACCGTATGCGTCGGGCCGGAGTTCAGCCCCGACGAGCAGGGGCGGCTCCGGCTCCGGGCCTGCGGCAACCCGCCTGAGCAGGCGTGGCCGTACCCGTGCCCGCCCGTACAGGGCAACCCGCTGCGGATCGACCCCGACTGCGGCGTGTGGGTGCCGCCGCGCGCGCAGGCCGCCCGCGTTTCGGTGTTCGGGCAGACCGCCGTGGTGAACCTCGCGGTCCCGGCCGCGTTCCAGGTGATCGAAACCGCCAGCATCACCCTCACCAACCCGTCCGACTGCTACGAGGCCATGGTGATCCCGTTTCTGGCGACTGACGTGGATCTGGAGCTGCCTGCCGGTTCACGCGCCACGGCGGCGGTCCGCACCGCCAGCAACGAGATTCTGCAGCTGACCAACCCGGCCCCGTCCGGCGGGACCACGATGGGCGCCACCCACGTCGACCTGGTGCAGCCGATTTTCGATGCTGCCCCGATCCCGGCCGGCGGCACGAAGACCTACACGTGGAACATCGAGGTCGGGGACGGGGCAGGCAACGCGCGGTGGCGGGCGGCGCGGTGGCAGGTCCACGCGCTGATGCTGGCGGGCCTCACATGACCGCCCAGGTGACGCGGTGGTACGCCCACCCGGACGGTCGTGTCATCAGCCGCACCACCCCGGCCGGTGCCGGTGTTGAGGCTGCGCCGCCGGCCGGGTGCGTCCCGATCAGCGAGCAGGAGGCGCAGCGCCGCACCGCCGAGATCCAGGCCGCCAACGACCAGGCCGCCGCCGAGCGGGAACTGGCCGCCGCGCGGCAGGCGGAGGTCGAGTACCAGCAGCTCGTGCACATCGGCCTCCCCGCGCATGTGGCGCGTCGGCTCACCGGCCACGAGCCCGGCCGGGTCCAGGACCTCACGGCCAAGCTGACCGGGCGGGGACACGGCGATGAGTGACCCGCCGCAGACGTCCGGGCAGGCGCGGCTTGAGCTGGCGATCACCCGGCTCAGCGGCAGCATGGACGCCGCCATGGCCCGGATCGAGGGCCGGCTGGATCTGCTGGTGCAGCGCGCCGAGCATTCCGACCGCCGCGCCGACGACCAGGACGCCAAGATCGAGCGGCTCGACGAGCGCGCCGACCAGCTGGAGGCCACCCGCATCACCCGGCAGGAGCTCGACGCCCGCGACGAGCGGATCCACGCGGCGGCGGTGCGGCGGCAGGAGGAGGCGTCGCAGGCGGCGGCGAGGCGGCTGACGGTGATCGGGATCGTCGTCGCGGTGGTCAGCATCGGTGTGTCGGCCACGCTCAGCGTCATCGCGATCATCGTCAACTAGGAGGCTGACCGTGCCGTTTCTGAAGCAGCTCGCCGCCGTGGCGCGCCGCACCGGCTACCCCGTCACCGAAGTGGCCGGGTGGGCGACTCGCGGGCACGGCCCCCAACCGTCCGTGCAGGGCATCGTGTGCCACCACACCGCCGGCGCGTCCGGCGGCGGCGACTACCCGTCCCTTCGCGTCGTCCGGGACGGCAGGCCCGGCCTGGACGGGCCGCTGTCCCATTTCGGGCTCGGCCGGTCCGGGCGCATCTACGTCATCGCCGCCGGGCGGTGCTGGCACAACGCCCCGTCCACCAGCAGCAACCACACCAACAGCGCGTCGCTCGGCATCGAGGCCGAGAACGACGGCCGGCAGGCGTGGCCGGCCGTCCAGCTCGACGCCTACAAGCGGCTGTGCGCCGAACTGTGCGCCGAGTTCGGGCTCCCCGCCAGCAGGGTGAAGGGCCACAAGGAGGTCAACACCCAAAAGCCCGACCCGCACAGCGTGTCCATGAACGCGTTCCGGGCGGACGTCGCCCGGCTCATCACCGGAGGAGACGAGATGCCGAGCGTGAAAGACCTGTGGGAGTGGGACGGCATCCCCGCGCCGAAGAACGCCAGCACCTACAAGACGAACCCGACGTGGAAGCCGGCCAACCACCTCACCGACATCAACGAGCGGGTGCGGGAGCTGCAGACCGCGGTCGCCGGGGTGGCGTCCAAGGTCGGCGCCGAGCTGGATGAAGCCGCGATCGTCGCCGGTGTGCTGGCCGGGCTGTCGCCGGACGCGATCGCGGACCGGCTCGCCGCGGCGATCCCCGACGACATGGGCGAGCAGGTCGCGGAGGCCCTGGCCGCGAAGCTCTCGGCCAGGAAGACGGGCGCGTAGACCGAGTGCGGATCTACTACGACACCGAGTTCATCGAGGACGGCCAGGTGATCGACCTGGTCAGCATCGGCATGGTCGCCGAGGACGGCCGGGAGTTCTACGCCGTCAGCAGCGAGTTCGACCAGCGCAAGCTGCTGAAGGATCCGTGGCTGCGTGAGAACGTCTGGCCGTCGCTGCCCACGACCGAGCCGAAGCAGTACCGCGATGGGCTGCCGCCCCACGGGCAGCTCGACCTCGACCATCCCGCCGTCCGGTCCCGCGCGCAGATCGCCCAGGCCGTCGCCGAGATCATCCGGGCGACACCGGGCGTGGAGCTGTGGGCCTGGTACGGCGCGCACGACCATGTCGCCTTGTGCCAGCTGTGGGGGCGCATGGTCGACCTGCCTGCCGGCGTGCCCATGTTCACCAACGACCTCAGGCAGGAGGTCGCCCGGCTCGGGAACCCGCCGTTGCCCGAGCAGGCCGAGGGCCGGCACCACGCGTTGGCGGACGCCCGGCACCTGAAGACCATGGCGGAGTCCCTCGAACCCGCGGGGCCAGTGGCCGCCGTGTCTGCGGCGCGGCCGAGCATCGGGCGGATGGTGCACTACGTCTCGTACGGGACTCCGGGCGGGGAGTACACCAGCCAGTGCCGTGCCGCGGTCATCACCGCCGTGCACCCGTCGCAGGGGGCCGGGACCCTCGCCGACCTGAACGGTCCCGAAGAGGTCGACCTGGCTGTGCTGAACCCGACGGGCCTGTTCTTCAACCTGAAGTGCCGCCACTCCGAAGGGCAGCGGCCCGGCGGGTCGTGGCACTGGCCAGAGAGAGTGGAGTGATCTTGTACGCGAGTATCGTCCGCACCCTCGTCCCGTACATCGTTGGTGTGCTCGTCGCGCAGGCCGCCCGCGTTGGCATGGATTTGGACCCTGTCGCGGCCACGTCCGTTGTGACCGTGGTGGTCGCCGGCGCCTACTACTCGGTGGCGAGGTTCCTGGAGAAGCGTTGGCCGGTCGCTGGGCGGGTGCTGCTGTCGCTTGGCCTCACCACCGCGACGAACCCGCAGTACAAGCGGGGGGATGCTGTTCGGTCGGTGAAGCTGCCTCGGCTGTAGGGTGGCGGCCTTGCCAGGGCGCGCGTAAGCGCGGGTCGTCCGGAGGTGCACCGAAGGGCGGCGAACCGGAAGGGGACCCTGGCTCGTAAGGTCTACTGTTCGGGCCGCTCGTCCGCCGGTGCGGCGGCCCTCGCACCTAGCCGGCACGAACGGCCCCGCCCCTTTCCGGGTGGGGCCGTTCGTCGTAGCGAAGGCTCCGTCTAGAGGGTATCGAACACACGTTCTATTCTGTTGTTGTGGGGCAACACCAGCATCAGGATCGGACCATCACCGCCCGGCTGCAGGGCGCCGCATGCCGCCTCGCCGGATGGGTCCCGCCGACCGGCGAAGCCCGCGCCGCCGCGGTCGAGGAGCTCCGGGCGATCGCGACCATGAAGCCACAGCCCCAGCGAGGGTCACCGCACGTCCCGCTCGGCCAGCTGCGCGGGGATCTGCTCGCCGAGGCCGCCGGGCTGCTGCTCGGCACAGCGCCGCTGGATCATCCGCAGCGGAATCGCGGCGCAGCGGAGCTGCTGATGGAGGCCGGCGCGGACCGGGGACTGCTGGACCACTGGATCGGCGTGGGCCGGGCCCGAGCAGCGAAGACGAGGAACGCGTTGAAGGACCCGGCGCCGGGGCACCGCAGGCCGTAACGTGGATGCTCTGCGGCAGCGTGGGCCCCGTCAGGGCGTGGTGTGCAGCCCCGGCCGCTGTTAGCAGTCCGGGCGGAGCTGCGGCCAGCGCGTCCGACCACCGCACCCGCCCGTCCCGTCCCTGCGGTCAGGAGCAGTCCAGGCCCGGAACCGGCGCCGCGCGATACCGTCGCCGTGTGCCGACCGAACACACCAAGTCCGAACACACCAAGTGGACCATTCACGGCGAGCGCCTGGTCGACGAGAACCGCCACATCCGCCTATCGGTGGCGAGTGTCGAACTGCCCAACGGGACGCACTTCGACCAGTACGTCATTCGGCTGCCCCGCTGCGTCATGACCGCCGTCCTGGACGAGACGGGCGAGAACATTCTGTTGATCTGGCGGCACCGGTTCATCCTCGACCGCTGGGACTGGGAGGTCCCCGGCGGTTACGCCGACCCCGGTGAGGACCCAGCCGTCACCGCTGTCCGGGAAGCCGAGGAGGAGACCGGCTGGCGGCCCCGCAGCGTGGAGTACCTGTTCACGTTCCAGCCGATGGTCGGGTCCGCCGACGCGCCCCAGGACATCTACCTGGCCCGTGGCGCCGACCTGGTCGGGGAGCCGCACGCTGACGAGGCCGAGGCCGTCCGGTGGGTGCCGCTGGACGAGGCGCAGCGGCTCATCGAGAACGGCGAGATCATCGGAGGGGCGACGATCATGGCCGTGCTGCACGCACGCGCAGCGCGGGCAGCTGCTCCTGGGCGTAGCACATGATCTCGGCCACCTCCGGGTCGGCCGCGTAGGGTGCGAGAGCGCCGAGCACGTCGCGGATGTAGCGGTAGACCCGCGCCGAGGTGAGCCCTGCGGCCATGTCCACCGCCGTGCGCCCCTCCTTGACCGCCTCCGCCAGGTTCCCCTGCTCGGCCAGCCCCACCGCCAGGATCGCGACGTTGAACGTCTTCCCGCGCCGGTAGGCCGGGTCCATGTCCAGCGACTTGCGCGCGTACTGCTCCACCTCGGCGGGCCGGCCAAGGTCGCGGAAGCAGTGCGCGATCTTGGCCGCGAAGTACGCCTCGTCGAAGTAGTCCAGCCACGGCGGCAGTTCCGTCGTGGTCGCTCGGTCGTAGCTGGCCTCGGCGCGTGTCAGCGCCGCCGCGCACGCCCGCGCCCCTCCGTCCTGCGCGGCGTGCCCATGCGCCTCCATCACCTCGCATTCGGTCATCAGGACCGGTAGGCCGGCGCGGCGGGCAGCGGTCTGCGCGGTGCGGGCCATGTCCACGGCCTGGTCGGCCTGGGCGACGTAGTGCGCCAGCTGGCTCATTGCGGCGAGGATCTCGGCGCCGAGGCCGTAGTCGTCGGCATGGCGGGCCATGGCCAGGGCCTGGACAAGGTACCGCTGCGCGATCCCTTGCCGGTCCAGGTCGTGGTAGAGCCACGCCGCCAGCTTGGTGAGGTCGGCGGCCGCGGCGAACAGCTGCCGGCGGACCGGTTCGGCGGCGCGCGCGTCCCGCAGCAGCGGCCCGACATGGGTGTGCAGGTACTCCACTACCGGCGAGCGGACGTGGCCGCCGCCGAGCCGGTTGTCCAGGATGCGGAACGCGGCGGTGACCTGCCGGATCTCCTCGACGTCGGCGGCGCCGATGCGGCGCCCGGCCGCCGGGGGCGGTGCCGGGTCCCACGGGCCGACGAACCACCGCAGCGCGGCGACGGAGAACGCGCCCTGGTCGAACTCGGCCCCCACCAGGGGCCGCTGCTGGTCGATGTCGGCCCGCCATAGGAGGGTGGCGGCCTGGGCGCTGGCCGTCTGGCTGGTCGGCAGCTCGAGGCCGATGTTCTGTGGGAGGCCGGGGGACTTCAAGCCGAGGTCCGCCACGGTGATCCGGCGGCCCAGCTCGATCGTGAAGACCTCGGCGAGGATCTGCGGTACGGGCGGCCGGGGCTGATCGCCGTGGACGAGCCACCGGGTCACGCTGCTGTGGTTGTAGCGCAGGTTCTGCACACCCCTCAGCTGTGCCAGCCGGACCACGCGGTCGGCCAGGCCCTTGCGGGAGAAGCCCGCCTCGTCGATCAGCGCGGCGAGCTTGTGGTTGGGGTGCGATTTTCCGGCCATTGCGTCCTGTCTGGGTCGCTGTCCCGCGGTGGCTTGCAGTGTGGCATGCCTCACGGCGGGTGTTCGAGTGTGCGCGCGCGGCGCACGCCCCCTGTTCACGCCCCCCGCCCCCCGGCGCACGCACCCGCCCCCTGCGCACGTCTTACCGGGGTGGGGGAGGCTGCGGTTCGCTCGGGTCCATGAGCAGGACGCAGCAGCAGCGGAGGGTCGCCGACCAGTTCCACCGCGCGGCCGCGGTCGCCCAGGAGGTCGCGGACGCCGCCGAGAGGGATGCCGAGGCTGCCCTGGCCCGGCCCTGCGGGGAGTCGTTCCAGGTTGAACAGCCGCCGGCGGAAAGGCTTCGGCAGCTCCGCGCCGCCTGGCCGGGCTGGTCTGTCCAATACCGGGAGGGCCACACCGTCGCCTGGGTGGCCGAGCGGCGGTACCGCGCGGGATGGAGGGGCGGGCACTCCGTCTGCGAGGCCGAGACCGCCGACGTCCTGGACTATCTGCTCGCGCAGGCGGTCCAGACAGACGCGGTGGTCGCTGCGGTGAGTGAACGGGCGCGGCGAATGAGCACGGGAGACGCTCATGCCCCCGAGGAGCTCCGCGCCGTGCTGCGGAGGGAGGCGGCGCAGGCATGACCGGCGACACCGTCCAACTGGACCCCCAGCAGGTCCGCGACGCCGAGGTGGCCCGGATCAAGGACCAGTTCGGCGTGCACGCCTGGTACGGCCACCACACCCGCCTGTGGTGGGCGATGGTCCCGCATGTCTCCCACCTGGTGGGAGGCGTCCCGTCGCTGCCCGCCCTCGAAGGCCAGATCATCCGGCGGCTCGGCCTCCTGCCGTAACCCCCAGCCGCGAGCGTGGCGGGCTCAACCGCCGCGACGTACGCCCCCGGCGCGGGAGGCGGGGGCTGTACCGCGCGGCGGGCGGGAATCCGACATCCCCTTTCCCGCCCGCCGCGCACACCATCTCCGCGGTCTCTAGCAGCTCTCGCGTCGTCTAGGGGCCGCGGCTCCAACCGCCCCTGGGCGGGCCCGTCTCTCCCTGCCAAGGACTCGGGGCCCGCCCTTCACACGAGCGAGCCATGTGCTGCGAAGGCGATCTTGATCAATGTGTATGTCCGGCCGAGTGCGGTTGCAACTGCACCAGCGGCTGCAACTGCGGGCGCGGTCCCGATGTCGACCAGACGCTGCGGGAGGCCGTCGAGGGCTCCCACAGCGACGGGCTGGGGCAGCTGGTCGACGCGGTCACCGGTGACGTTCAGCAGGCGCTCCGGAAGTTCGTCGAGGCCTCCGGCAGCGATGATGAGCTGCGGCAGCTCGTTGACGCGGTCACCGGCGACGTCCAGGAGACGCTGCGGGAGGCCGTCGAGGGCTCCGGCAGCGACGGGCTGGGGCAGCTGGTCGACGCGGTCACCGGTGATGTCCAGCAGGCGCTCCGGAAGTTCGTCGAGGCCTCCGGCAGCGATGATGAGCTGCGGCAGCTCGTTGACGCCGTCGCCGACGACGTTGAGCAGACGCTCCGCGAGTACGTCGCCGACGGCGACGGCGACGACCGGAGCCCTTGAGTAGATCAGGGCGCCGGTCAGAGGGGTTATCCACAGGACCGCGCTCTGAAGCGCCGCCGCTCGCGCCGCCCATAGGGTCCGGGCCATGAACGCATTCGCGCCCGTTGCCTTGCTGCTGGCCGTGCTGTCGGTGTTCCTCACCCTGTTACCAGCCGGGCGTCTACCGCACTGTCTCCAACGGCACGGCACGGCACGGCGTCTGGGGTCTGCGGGGCCACCGCGCCGGCGGCGGGGCGGGGGCGACCGTCCGCCGGCGCGGTGGACCGGTCAGTGTGAGGCGGCGGCCATGTCGTTGAGAGCCACGAGGAGCTGGCCGATCTGGGCTGCGGGAAAACTGACCTGGACCAGTGGTTCAGGCTCGGCCCGGCCGTCTGCGGTGGGGAACAGGTAGCCCACGGCCATCCACGCGTCGGGGTGGGTCCAGCGCCGTACCCGCTCGCCGAACACCGTATGGGTGCCCAGGGCGCCGATCAGCCGGCGGGCGTCGCCGGCCGGGAGGCTGAGCCAGGCGTGCCCCCGGTAGAACTCGGCCCACCGCCGCCGGTGCTGGAGCGCCACCGGTGACCTGTGGCCGTTGTGCTCGATCGACTCGCCGAGGTTCTGGCAGCAGCCCACGGTGGTGTACCCGTCCGCCCACAAGGCGCGGACGAGCGGAACCATCTCCACGTCGACGTCGGCGTGCCCGGCACCGCCGGGCAGGGGGAGTCGTTCGCTCGGGTGGATCTGCACTTCCTTCACGTCAGGCATTCCAGGGCCTCTCCCAGATCCCGCAGCACGCCTTGCTGATGAGAGGCGTCGTTGTCGGTGGTCGTGGCGTACCGGAGAGTCGCCTGCAGGAACCATTCGGTGACCCACACCCGGAACCACCCGCACGCCCACCGGGCGGCCGGGAGCCCGCCGCCGCGGTCGGCGCGGGCCTCGGCGGGGCCGCCCGCGGCCACGTACGCGTCGAGCAGGTCGTTGACCTTGCCCGGGTCGAGCGGGTCGGCGGTGCCCTGCCAGGACACCAGGTCCAGCAGGCCCGGCCCAGTGAACGCGCGCGCCAGGTCCAGCAGGTACGGGCCCTCGTCGGTCACGTACAGGGAGGTGGGGTGAAATTCGCTGTGGCACAACCCGAACGGCGGCAGTTCCGCGCCGGCGGCGCGGGCCTCGGCGACGGCCCCGAGACGCTGGAGTGCTTCGCGGATGCCGTTGTCGTCCGCTTCCCGCCAGCGGCCGGCGGCCTGCAACTCCTGCAGCGTCCCCAGCGCGTTGCCGGGGAGCGCCGCGAGGGCGGCCTGGTCCAGCACCGGCAGACCCTCCAGGGGCGGGCAGCGGTGGATGGCGACAGCCGCTTGGGCGGCGTCGCGCAGCTCGGCCTCGCGCACCTGCGCGCCAAGGTCCTCCAACAGGAACGCGGCGGTGCCGTCCTCCTGAGTCGTGGCGGCCAGCACGCGGGGGACCGGGACATCGTGCGCGGCGGCGTGCCGCAGGATCCGGGCCTCGTCGCCGAACTGCGCCACGGCGTACTTCAGGATGACCGTCCCGCCGCCGTGCAGGTGGAGCCGTTCGACACCGGACATGGACCAGACCCGTACGGGGGTGCGGTCGGTGACCTGGGCGCCGATCTGCTCGGCTAGACGGCTGATGGTGGCGGGCCCGGCGGCCACCCCCGCAGGGGCGGCCGTCGGGCTGTCGGATTCACTTGCCAC